TTTTCTAAAGAGTCAACTAAATTTAGCATTTATACCCCTTGATTTTTTACATCACTTTATGTATATACGTAACTTGAGCCTAAAAATCAAGGAGTAAAAATGGCTAAGTTTACACACCACCCCGTTAAAGCCCACGAAAAAGAAACTGTTCATTTGTATTTTCAGTTGGATATTGGAGCCTCTGGAGCAGTTTCCGCTTTTACTGGGGGAACAAAGCTTTCTGCAGTCAAAGAGGCAACCGCAGGACAGTACACCTTAACCCTCGACCAAAAATTTCATAAAGTATTGATGGTCAATGCCACCCCTGTTAAGTCAACCGCTACTACAGTAGGACAAGTTCAAGTTCTTGCCACCCCCAGTACTTTCCAGGCTTCGTTTAGAACAGCTCCAGCTATCGTTATTCAATGTCTGGACTTTGCTGGCGCGGCTGTAAACCCTGCTTCCGGTGAATCCTTTTGGATTGAGGTAGTTGTGAGAAATACCGCCGTTGGAACAAGGCCAGGAGGTTAATATGTTACCTCAAATGAAGAAAAAAGGGGTAGCCATGATTGTGGCTTCCCTTAAAAACGGTGGAGGAGAGGGCCAGGAGTCTAAAGAGTCCTCCTCCAACGGTAGTTGGAAAACGGAAGCGAATGAAAAAGAGTCTGAGCTTTACGAGCTAAAACGTGAAAAGAAAATCCTTCTTGCCGAAGGTGTTCTTGAAGCGGTTAGAACTAAAGATGCGGAGGCTTTGGCTGACGCTTTAGGATGGTTTTTTGAGTGCTGTGAGGAAGAATAAAAATGGCTGTAACACTTGCGAGCTTAATTACCCAGACACGTCAACGAGCTGATATTGAAGGCTCTCAAGTTGTTACAGATTCTGAATTAACGGGGTATATAAACTCTTCTATAAAAGAACTTTATGATATTTTAGTTTCTACCTATGAAGATTACTACCTATCTGAAACAACTGCCACAGTCACTACAGGCGATTCTATTACGTTACCTACTGATTTCTATAAACTTAGAGGATTAGATTATGCGGAAGGATCTGTTTATTACCCCGTCCTTCCGTTTAAATTCAGCCAAAGAAATCAACAAAATGTTGAACTGTTTTCCGCAACCCCCGCTGTAAAATCCCGCTACAGAGTTCAAGGGAGTGTTATTAAACTTGTCCCTGCCGCAGCAGCTGCGGGAACCTACCGTGTATGGTATATCCCACGAGCCGCCGAACTGTCTTTAACCACCGATACCTTTGATGGGATAAACGGTTGGGAAGAGTTTGTTATAGTAGACGCGGCTATAAAATGTATGATTAAACAAGAACTAGGAACACAGGAACTGGAAAAACAAAAGAAAGATTTAATACGTAGAATTGAGGCAATGGCCCCAAATAGGGATGCGGATGCGCCAGCATGTATAAAAGACAACGACGAGCATATGTACTCCTTTCTGGATAGGCGAAGATGGCTGTAATACCATTTCGTAAAGTCCATTTTAATGACACCGCTTTAATGCTTATGCAAGATGCAATAAGCCAGTCTATTGGTGCTTTAAATCAGAATGAAATTCTAAACTCAATCATAATAAAAGATATAGTAGTAACAGCCGGAACCCCTAAGCAAATATCTCATTCTTTAGGGAGAGATTATATTGGATGGGCGGTTATTCGTAAAAATGCTGCATCAGATATATATGAAGCTTCCACTACAAATCCCGCTCCAAATAGGTTATTATACCTAAGTGCCTCGAATGATGTGACTATAACAATTCTAGTATTTTAGGAGATTTTATGACTACCACCTTGAACATGGGGTTATCCCTCCCCTCACCTGGAGTGGATGAGGGCCCTGGATGGGCAGAACAGCTTAATGATTCTCTTTCACTTGTCGACTTACATAACCACACGGCTGGGAAAGGGACTAAAATCCCCGTAGCAGGTCTAGACCTTCAAGCTGACTTGACCATCAATAGTAATAGCCATACAGATGTTAAATCTGTTAAATTCACCTCCCAATCTTCATCTCTAACAACTACAAATGCAGTTTATGTGGTCAACGGTGAGCTTTATTTTTCAGATAGTGGGGGGACGAATGTCCAGATAACTTCTGGGGGTAGTTTAAACCTAGCCTCTACGGGTACAATTGGTGGGGACTATGCGCAAGTAGGGGTAAACGCTACGGTTACTTATTCAGATACTACAAAAACCTATAGTTTTCTCCAAGCTGCGGGGTCTACAGCCAAAATGTATTCTGCTAAGATCTCTCTTGCTGATTCCGCTGGAGGCTCTAACGCGGTAGGTATCATTCCTCCTGTAGGATTAGCTTCAGGCTATGATTTAACTCTCCCTACAGCCGCTCCGGGAGCGGATCAGGTTCTTGCTTTTGCTTCAGGAGGTCAAGCATCTTTTAGAGATATAAACGGGACATCAGGTCAAGTATCTGTTTCAAAAACAGGCTCCGCTTTCACCGTAGGTCTGCCTACAACTATAACACAGGACTTAAATTTTACTGGGAACATCACCGGACGGGGGATTATTCCCGTAGGTGGTATTATTGCCCTCAATACAAACTTGACGGGGGTGACTGCTGTAACTGCAACAACGGCGGCCGATGCAAATGGTTTCGTGGTCTGTGGATCGGTTACACAGCCTCAAATAATCGTAGATCCTACGTCACCTATGAATGGCCAAACTATCCCTAACCTGAATGACAGTTATTTTCTAATGGGCGCATCCTCGTCCGGCTCTACAGGAGGAGCAAACACCACAACCTTAACAACTACCCAACTTCCAGCCCACACCCATACGGTAGTCAGCACTACCCACACACACACTATGCCCCACGTGCACCAAACCACATGGAACCGTGAGTGGGTATCCCTTCAATATGCAGTAGATAGCCGGTCTATCCGTGACCCCTCTACACTTTCTTTTGACTCTTTTACAGGTAGCCAAAAAACATTGGTGTATGACCAGACTCTAAACGGCGCTACGACAGGAAGTACACGTCTAGCCCAGGTTAGCTCTACAGGAGGTGCAGGATATTCTGCTGGAGCTATTGATGGGTCCGGTAACGCAGCTATTTCAGGGGTACCTACAGGCACTGAACCGTCAGGGAGTGCTGGTAGTGGCAGCAGTTATGATTCCCGTCCGAAATTTTTTGCTGTACGTTTTATCATGAGGATCAAATAGATATGGCAAATATAATAGACTTCAATGATAAATTAAAACAGAAAAATCTAAACACGCGTGCAGACCGGATGGTAACACTCTCGGCTTCTATAGATGACTTACTAAACGGCTACATACATGACATGGGTGGACTGGATGACCGTGTAATAACTGAATTACTCACCTATTTAAATTATGCATTTTTAAACTTAGGGGATATGTTAATGGATAAAAGACATGCAGAAATGGCGCATGAGCTAGCTATTAATGCTTTTTTGGAGAAAAATAAATGAACATGAGATATAAATTCTACTTTCGTCGTAGGTTTTTTTGGAAATCTTTCGTGGTTATCGGGCATAAATATGAAGCTTCCGTGGACAAGATGTTGCTCTTTTTCGAGGACGGCGGAGTTCAAGAAATTAAAAACTTTAAGGACTGTGAAGTAAAACTTAAACAAGATTGGGTATTAGCCCAGAAAAAATCCCTTGAGGCTCAAACAGGACAACCCCTAAACATGGCGGTGTGATATGGCTCTTCAGAAACAGTTAGTTCAAGCCCCTTTAGGGTTAGGAATAGATACAAAAACTGACCCAAAACAGGTAGCCTCCTCCGGCTTGCTTGAGTTAGAAAACGGAGTCATAAAACAGACAGGTGAAATTAGAAAACGATACGGAGTTGCTAAACTTAGCGGCGGCATTCTTCAATCTGATTCTACTATCAGCTCTAGCTCTAAACTGGAAACCTACAATAATGAGTTACTTTTATTTAATCAGGATAATGTATTCTCCTACGCAGAATCCCTAAATGCATGGGCCAATAAAGGGCTTTTAAGTACTATAGACGGCTCCACTTCACCTATTGTTGCTAACAGTTATGAACAAACAGGCGGGGATATTGCATCAACAAATGGCGTAACTCTTTATGCATGGGAAGATAGCCGTGGAGGTGTTCGTTATTCTGTTATAGATCAAGCATCTGGGGCAGCACTTGTTTATGATGCTCAAGTAAACGCTAATGGTTTGCGGCCGAGATGTGTTGCATTAGGTGCATACTTTTTCTTATTTTGCTACCAAACTTTTACCAATAATTTAGAGGTTTACAGAATCTCTACTACCAACCCAAGTTTAGGAGTATCGGCTATCGCGGCGGGGGATATCTCAACCACCGAACCTATTTATGATGTTACAGTGTTCGGCTCTCGTATGCTTTTAGCCTATAAAAATACGTCAAACAAATTAAAATTTACTTACTGGCTACAAACAAATATCGCAGGAAGCCCCGCCTATGGTGTTCCCTCTGCATTAGAGATTACAGCTGAAACTCCTTCCCAATGCTTAACTATTATTCAAGGAGAAGACTTTGGCTCAACTCCTACTTTTAGTATTTTATTTTTTAATAGCTCAACAGGACTACGGCATTTAGCTTATTATGCAGATTTTACTGAGTACAAATCGGCTATCGTCGTAGACAACACTGTTTCTCCTATTGTTAGAAATGTAACCGCTGTGGCCCATGGTGAAAAAATAGAATATTTCGCCGAATATGAGGCAGCTTCGGCTATTAATCGCTATATAAAACGAGGTGAAGTTTATCTTGCTCCTAATAGTGTGGCCAATGTGGCGGAATTCCAACGGGCAGGTGGACTAGTGTCAAAAGCCTACCGTGTAAATGATGCTACGAAAGTACATGTTAGCTATGAGTCTCCTGCGAACTTTCTCAATACTTTATTTGTTTTAGGGACAGCCGAGGATCGAAGTGGTGCCTTAGGGTGGGGGTACAACTGGGGTTATGATTGGGGAGGAGTATCCCTCTATGCTGTGGTGGAAAGTAAACTTCTAACAGGCGTTCATGGAGGCCATAATTTAGATGGAACTGGAGGATTAGATGGATCAAGTCCTTTACCTGGGGTTTGGTTTACAGCAGATAACGAAGTCATCTCCTGCACTTCCCGAAGAACTAGAATAGTTGCCGACAATACCTCTACTTATACTCTTCGAGGTTTAGATAAAATCGAAATCGACTATAATGCCACCCGTGTAGGTCCTTCAGCCCAACTCGGTGAAAATCTCCACATACCTGGAGGTTTTCTAAGAGCTTATGACGGAGTTAGTGTGGTGGAACACGGTTTTCATATGTTCCCTGATGCAATTCAGGTAGCCAATTCGGTTACGGCAGGTTCAGTTGCTAATGGAACTTATCAGTATGTAGCTGTATACGAATGGATTGATGGGAAAGGCCAACTCCATAGGTCAGCTCCTTCCATTCCCGTATCCCACACTGTTTCTGGAGGCCCTAAAGGCGTAGATATCACCGTCCCTACCTTAAGGTATACTGCGAAGCAAAGCCCTGAGAGAACGGCCCCTACCATAGCTATTTATCGGACTACGAATGCCGGAACACTTTATTATAAAGTGAGTGATGATACGGATCCTCTATATAATCTGGTTAATGCAGATACTGTAA